TCAGTTGCCAAAACGACTTTCCAACAATTCAAGAACAGCCATCAGAGCTTCTTCGTAATACTGATGAACACTTGCATCAAATACTCCACTTGCTTTTTTGTAATCATCTTGCTGTTCTTCTTTGAGAAATTTGAGCAAGGCAACCGCACCGCTAACATCGGTTTTGCGTAATGCCTGCATTTGTTCTTTAGTCAAGTTTTGTAGTTCCATTTTACATTTGTTTTAAAGTGAACGTTAGTTTTTCAATCACGGCACTAACGCAAAGCCGTGAACCGTTATGTGCAAGGCTAAAATTTCGGCACTAAACGAAGATTAGGGTCTTCAACAATCATCCAAAAAATAACCTCTAATTCATTTGAAATTTGCCAATTACCTTTATTAAAAGGTATAACTTCCTGCCAATTTGATTTACCAGTAACATCGTATTTACGAGTTATGTAGCACAAATAATCATCGTCAAATTCAGGTATAAAATTATTCGGTAACCATATTTGTGGAGATTTAACAACACGTTCTTGTTTAATTAGTAAACTACCATCTTTTTGAACTTCTGAAACTTCCGTAACTATCATCGCATTTTCGGTGACAAAATAAGCTTCTTTCGCTTCTTTTAATGTTTTATATCTAATCAGCGGGGATTTGTCAATTACTTTTCCGTAGATAGCGTAATCAATACGTATTGATTCTTCTTGATGCTTTAAACCCCCATCTATAAGGTCTGAAATTCTATTTTCATCGTAACTCATAATTCAGGGGCTTTTGTATATTTACCTTTTTCGTCAATATGGGAGAAATTTTCCCATAATTTTTGCAACTCGTTGAACCTTTCGCTATCTCCATCACGCCATCCATATTTTGACCTTTTATCTCTAAGATACTCTATTTCTTTTTTTACTTCTTCTTTACTCATAATTTCTAATTTAGTCATTTTATGTTTTATTTAAAGTTTGTAATCCCCAAACCATTCACCATTCATAATTCACAATTCACCATTCACAATTAACCATTCACCATTCATCATTCCCCATTCCACCACCGCCACCACATCACCACCCCTGCACCCGGCACATAGTTTCTAAAAAACGGGGAGTACTGCTCCCGAACTTCGGTAGGCACCTGCGCCATAAACACCCCATCCACCAGAACCACCACCGCCGAAATGATTAATACACTGAACATTTATCAAATTGTTAATTGTTAATTGTTAATTGTTTGAGGTTTGAGGTTTGAACCTCAAACCTCAAACCTCAAACATTCATCATTCATCATTCATCATTCACCATTCACCATTCACCATTCATCATTCCCCATTCCTCATTACGCCACCTTATCCTTCTTTACGTCCACATAGAACTGTTCTTCCTGCTCTATGCACACCCCAATGGCTTCCAACTGCTTCATCACTTTGGCATCGGTTTGCGATTTTAGAATTGCGGTTTTGTCCACATCTTCCTTCACCTTCACAAATGCTTTTAGCAGTCGGTTGCCTTTGAGCAGGCTTACCACAGCATCCCAGGTAATACCCCTTTTTTTGGCCACACTGGGCGGGTTGGTTCTAAAGCCGATGACGCAGTTGCTCAGCTCCAGGCTTTTGCCTTCCCACTCGCCCCTGTTTTCTTTGGCATAGGCTTCCAGCAGGTCCACAGGCTGGGCCAGCTGCTCGCGCAGGTCGGTAATCTTGAACTCGTACTGCTCCCGCACCTGCTGTAGTTTTTCGTTCAGTTGGGCTTCCAGCTTGCCCAGTGAGGCACTTACACTTGAATAGGTGTTTGCCGCTTGTTGTGCTTCGGATAGGCTCACACCTACTACTGTCTTTTTTGTTGTTCTTGTCATTTTGTTGTATTTAAAAATTGAATTGATCATTAAATTTTAAAGCTGCACGCCCAGTTCGGCCTGCCGTCGGTGGTAGGCTTCGTACAGATCGCCTGCCGCCTGGTGCACGCTAAGGCCGCTCATAAAGGGTTTGAATATTTCTTTGAACCGGTCTATCATGTCGTAGCAACAAAACAGTTGCTCATTGTTGGTGCAGCTGCGTATGCTGGCAGCGATCACCTGCTGGTAGGGTGCGAAATGTTTGGAGGTCATACGTAGTATTTTTGATGTATATCGTTGTTGATTTTAAGTAGTGCCACATAAGCCGCATTGGTATAGTCGCGGTTGGGTGCTATATAATCGTTGAACATCACCCGTAGGGATATGGCCTGCATTGGACTAAGAGTGATTTTGTATTGCTTGCGCCATTCCAGTTGCTTGCGTTTCAGCACGGCCAGCACTTCTTGCAGGCCGCAAAACAGCAACTGATCCTCCAATGGGGGCATGGGCTCGATGCTAATGATGTGCTCTATCATTCTTTGCAGTGTGCTTATGTCTGTTTCGCTAAGAGTGAGCTTGTATTTCTTCATGCTGTGTGGGTTGGGTAAATATTCGGTTTCGTTTCAAAAACTGTTCAAACAAGGTGTAGAGTGCTTTGTCCTGCACCCACACTTCTTTCTGCTGGTGGTACTGCTCCAGGCTTTGTATGCGGTAGCGCAGCAGCTCCTGATCATGGTCCATCCACATGGCCAGCCACCAGTCCCAAAAAGCCAGCTCAGGATTTTGTAAAAAACATTCTTGCTGATATAGGCGAAGTATCCAGCGTTCCACAATGGCACAACCGGCCTCAAACAGCAGGTGGTTCCACTGCTCCACCGTCATGCCGCTATGCTGCATCATTTGCAGGCTACTGTCTATGCGCTGATTGGCTATCAGTGCCACATGGCTCATTTGCTTTTTCATGAATCAGTTTTTTTATGATGGCTTCGGTTTTGGTCACCAGCACCAGGGTCATTTGGTCCTGTACTTCCAGCCTGTCTTTCACCGTGTCTCTGGCATGTATCACGGCACTGTGATCTCGCTGGCCAAAGTGATAACCTATTTCTTTGAGGGAGCAAAGCGTGTATTTGCAACTCAAGTACATGGCCGTGTGCCGGGCATTCACCCACTCCCTTTTTCGGCTGCTGCCATAGATATTGGGCATGCTCACGCCCGACACACTGGCCACTATTCTGGATATTTCGGCCATGTCCATGCGGTACATCTCGTTGTTCTCCAGCACCAGCAGGTGAATGCGATGGTCGAACCGCTCCTGCAAGTGCTTTTCGAAAGCCAGCACCCATTCCTGTACAGCGGCTACGGCACTCATAGGGAAGCATTTAATAACATCGCTTCTCGATTGGCTATCCACAGTTCCAGTTGCAGGCTTTTGCCTATTTTTACGCTCAGTGGCTTTTCCTGACGGGGCTGCTTCACCTCTATGCCTATTTCTTCCCCCACTCGGTGGTTGAAGGCATCGAAAGAATGGTCGTAATGGGTATAAAATACCGGGTCCGCATACACATCGCCTTCCAATATCCTCTCTTCGGTGTTAATCTCTAGAATCATGTAAACCTTTTCCATCGTTATTGTTTTAAGTGATTATTGATTATTAAAAATTGATTATTGATTATTGATTATTGATTATTGAGCCCCCCAATACAGCATTGCTTTTTCCTCATCCACACCGATCACGCCACCTGGCACCCGGCCACTTATCTGCGCACTAAGTCCCTGCACCCTAATGATCACCTGTGCCAGCTTTTTGCTCATTACCGCCGTGGCTCCTTCCGGCTCTCCCCTGCGTTCATGTGCCAGCACCACAAACAGGGTGTGCTTATGCTCCCGCATCAGGCCCACCAGATCGGTACTGCGTAGCTCACGACCATACACGGTAGTATTGTCTATAAGCACCACTCCCGGAGCGTGGCGGCGTGTAAGCATAAGGTGTATATCTGCCACAGGCAGGTAGTCCACAAACAGCAGGCGGCTGTTTCGATGGTGCAGTTTGGCACGCTTCACGGCCTGCTGAAAATTGCTGCCCGTGCCTTCCTCCGCACTCACATACAGCACTTTTCTAAACTGGCTCAGGTACTCGCTCAGTTTGAGCGCAAACCAGGTCTTGCCGTTTTTCTCCATCCCGTAGAGCAGCCATAGCCCACTGGTTTCCGGATGTCCGAAAACCTGCTGGTAAAGACCGTCAAATGGAAATACTGTATGCACTTTGTCTAATATTTTGTTGATAGTGAAGGGTCGCTTCATGCCGCTTGCTGTTGGTTCGGTTCCTGTCTGTTTGTCTATTGTTCCTGTTGTGGGCTGGCCAGTATCAGCAAGCTTTCTGCTCGCCTAAGCCCGCCTATATTGCCGCTATCGTCTGTGGTGATACATTTTTTTACAATCTCATTCATCCGCACTTTGTTCTTCATGTTCACACTAAGCACATCGGTAATCAACTTTCGGTAAAAAGCTGTTTTTTCATGCCGGTCCAGCGGCACAATGGTGGTGTACCGCTCGCTAAACCGGCTAAATAGTTCGCGGTAGCCTACTTTTTTATTGGCAATCCCCCGCTCTATTTTCTGGCGCAGTCCATCGGCTCCCATCATATACCAACCGCAATGCTTGTCCGTGGCGTTCCAGTACTCTTTTAGCTCCAGAAAAGCCGTGTATTCCAGGTCTCCGGCTTCGTCTATGATGATGATGGGCTGGGGTAGCATCTTTAGCGCATACTTGGTATTTTCCTTCACTTTCACCAGCTTGTCGCTACTGTCCACACCAATGGTTTTGGCCAGCAGCCGCACAAACTGTTGTTTTCCTTTGGCCTGGCTGGCATCTATGTAAAAACAGTTCTTCAAGTTGCGGCTCAGGTAGCGGGCAGTGTAGGTTTTGCCAATGCCGCAATCATCCACACAAATCATAGCCTTACTATGGGCTTGGCAAAAAAGCACTTCCTGCTCTATCAGCGTAAACACGTCGGTGCGGGCGGCCACCCATTTGCGCTCGGCTGTTTCCACGTTCAGTTCTCTGGCCAGGTTCAGCCATTGCCCATCGCGCAACAAGCCTTCCAGTCTATCGCTGTTTTTGATGCGGCTAAATACGCTATAGTTGATTTCGAACTGTTTAGCAAACTGCTGATCTGTGCCATCAAAGTTTTTGCGCCGCTCCAGCAGGGAGGCCGCTATCTGTTTTTTGAATGCTGGGTCAATCTGTATCATCTCGGTAAGTTTTTTTTACTTTTTTTTTAAAAGGGAGGTGAGTGAACACCCTCCTCCGTCCTTCTTATCCTAAATCAAAATCTATCGTAAATGGTATTGCCACCCACTGGCACGGCTTCCATCTCCTCCATGTTCCGTTCCTGCAGTATTTCTGTTTCTGTTTCCCTCATTCCCTCTGATCCTTCCGGATGGTGTCTCACTGAGCCTGAGGAAGGGGTCGAAGGGTCATATCTTTTCAATCCCGGCATTACAAATTTTCGGTTGGCGGCAGGCTCGCGGTGGTCTATCACCTGCACGGCTGTCAAATTGTTTTTTTGCTCACGCCCAAAGGCTTCTATCGTGTTCGCATAGGCACTCATCAACTTGCGACCTTTTTCCTGATCGGCTGTGCGGCCTATCACACTTCGGCTATAGGTGGGCTTGGCCATTGCTTCGCAGATCTGCACTTCTCCACCACGCAAAAACACCACAGCATGAAGCACCTGCCCGTCATTGCCATCCAGCCAGTAAATGTCCAGAGCCTGCCCTTCCACATGCTTCATCTTCTCTATTAGGGGGCGGCCTGTCAGCACCACGCCTTTGTCGGCTATCAGGTGCTCATGGTTGTTTAGTTGTATGATTCCTGCTTTGCAGCTCGTTTGGGTTTTGTAGCCCAGGTGCGGCAGTATGGCTTCCCAGTTGGTGTCGCTTAGTGCCGGATGCTGCTTGCTGGTAAACACTTCCCAGCAGGTCATTTCTTCGTGTTTGGGATGCGGACTATTGTTCCAGTCTTCTATGTCTCTTAGGCTGTTTTGAATAATTTGGTCATAAGGCACTATGGGTACCGGCACACTACCTTTCTGATTGTCTTCTTTTTTGGCAAACGGACGGCCAATCCATCCGGCCTTGCTTTTTTCTTTTTCGTAGCGCAGCTTACCAAACATCCGCTCTATATATTTGCCCCTGGCATTATTGGCCTCTATGCGCACGTGGTCAAACAGGGCTCCCGGCCTTAAAAAAGTGTTTTTGAACATACTGTTCAAGCTGCTTTCGCATTCCAACTCAGCAGGCAGCCGGAATCCCCACTGGGTGTAGTTGCGCAGTAACTGCCGGTAAAAATCCACTATAATCCCCTCCTTGCTTTTGCCATGCACCATCACCGTCCAGGCTTGGCTGCCAATGTCTATGCCCATGTACAGCCAGACACGCTCGCCCTTACTGTACTCAAATGGGGGCTGCCGGTCGTCTATGCTCATTATTTCTCCTGCATACTCGGGCAAACTAAGGGAGTGGTAGGGAAGGAACTGCCCCATGTACTGCTGGCGGTCGCCACTACGAGCCAGTCCGGTGCCTATTTTGTCGTACCACTGCCCCAGATAGTGCACGATCACCCCGTCTGTGATGGGTTTGAAATCGGAAGGGCTGAACACTTCGCCACTTTCGGTATCCACCACCTCCACATATCCGTTCAAAAAAGCTTCGTATTGGCGGCTCACTTCGGTGCGAGTGGGTTTGTGGGTTTGGGTGGCAAACAGACCGTTCAGCAGGGACAGCATATCGGTGGTCATCAGGCGGCGGTTTTGGTTTTTGGCCCGGCCATCTATAAGCCCGGCATAATCATATTCACCATCCTTTACAAAGGCTTTATAAGCATCTTTAAAGCGTCTTTCAGTTGTGGGTAGGCTAGGTGCCGCCGTGCGGTATTTAGCCACCAGGATGGTTCCAAAAGCGGCCACATCGCGGCATATACTGGCCATCATCCCCTTACAACTTCCACCTTTGCTGCGTCGTTCCAGTTCTCGGGCCTTTTGCAGGCGCACACAGGCCGCTAGTACCGAGGCGTTCACAATATATTGCTCCTGCTGGGTCAGGCTTAGGCGGCTGCCATCCTCAAACTGAAATACCTTAGTGTAGTAATGAACGGCAGCTTTGTCGGTTTGGTAAAAACGCTCCAGGGAATTACTTATCTTTCGCGGATCGCCCAGGGCTTCCTGAATGTCGGCCCGCAGGCTGTCATAAGCCACCAGCATTTGACGACCATTGCCACCCTTGCGAATCTTTTTGATGCCGTAGTCTTTAGCGTTGTAGCGAGATATCTCCAGTTTCAGAGATCCTTCGCTTTTGTAAAACGCCGGAACCAGTTCATCCTTGTCCACCACCAGTATATTATTCCACTCGAAAGGCATATTTGAAAAAATTGATTTAGAAATTTGTTTAGCGTGTTACTGCTTTCAGCTCATCATATTTTTTTTGCCAGGCTTTTCTGATCTCTTCAAATCGCCCTGCTGTGTGCTGACCGTTCAGGATGCCGTAAACATATTGCACCGTTACTTCAAACTTTTCGGCCACCCAGTAGGCCGCCTCAGCTTTCATTCTGTCTCGCCTTACAGGTTTTTTAGTATTTTTACTCATTTTCTACTGTGTTTACTTGTTTAATTATGCAATTATAGCAACAATAGTATCTTAAACCAAATTTTATGGCAACTAATTTAACCAATGTAAAGGAACGAGTATTGCATCTAAGTGATTATAAAGGAATTAGCAGGGAATTATTTTTTGATACATTAGGGCTTTCTTATGGTAATTTCAAAGGAAAAGCAAAAGAAAAAGCATTAAGTTCAGAAACATTGGCAATAATAGTTGCCGCTTTCCCTGATATTTCAACAGATTGGTTATTAACTGGAAATGGCTCTATGCTAAGGGAGAGAACTATACAGCAGGCACCGGCTGGCAGGCTGCCAAGGCCCAGCCAGCCACAAGCATCCATCAAGTTCTATGATGTGGACTTTGCCGCAGGCGATGTGCTTTTTATAAGCGACACAGACACTATCAGCCCAGCCTATACTATGGACATACCAGAGTTTGGTGGTTGCACTGCGTTTAGAACCTATGGAGATAGTATGGAAACCTTAATAAAATCGGGCAGCATACTGTTTGCTACCTTGGTACAGGAGTGGCAAAGCCACTTGGAGTACGGGCAGATATATGGCATCGTGTGCCACGACAATCGGAAGTATCTAAAATACATCCGGAAATATGCCGAAAGCCCTAAAACACATTTCCTGCTTCGTTCAGAAAACAAAGATTACGACGACTTCGAACTGCCAAAGTCAGCCATAAAATCCCTATGGTTGATACATGGATGGATCAATAAACGAACATAGAATAGGTTCCAAATGTCCAATAAATAGTGTGTGCGTATATATAAACCCCCCTTTTTAGGCCATTTTGATATATACTTTTTCTTTAATATGGTTGATTCTATTAGCTTTCAGGGCGCACTGATTTGCAATTTTCCACACAATCGAAATTGCGTTTGGGCGCATTTTTATGCCAAAAACGCCCTTTTTCGCTGATTGAAATGCTTTTACTCGCAT